ACCCTTCAATTGCTGCCCAACCCGAGCCAGACCAACTTGCTCAGTTAGATCCTCGGGATCCAAGTATTTACAAGACCACAGTGCACTGGCCTGAGCCATTGCCTGTTGATGTGCTTATCAAACTTAATGAGGTTCAAGCCAAAATGGCATTGGGTCTGGAATCTAAGCGTGGTGCCTTGCGTACCTTGGGCGAAGAGTTCCCCAATGAGAAGATGCTTGAGATCTTTGAAGAACTTCAGGATGACGCCTTGGATCAAGGCGCTCTTGACATGATGCGTGCCCAAATTCAGCAAGCCATTATGTTGGCTACTGGAATGGTTACGAATCCAGACGGAGGGGCGGCTCCCGCACCCACACCTTCTGGAGATGGTAATGTGGCTTCATCTGATAGCGGTAATACTCCTTTACCAGGAGTACCACCAATTGAGGAGGAGTTAGTAAACAAGTTAGTTTCACGGGCATACGGAGCAAGGCTCGCCCAGCGCCGTAACCCAGACGAAGACAATTAAGGTTCAAAAAAACTGTTATTAACCGCCAAACAAACTAGGTAAGGAAAACATTATGGCTAAGAACGTCAGTCCCGAAGGGGACATTATTACTGTACCTGCGGACGCACCGATGGTGGAGCGCTTCGTAGAAAATGCCCTTAGTAAGAACAGCAGAGTCTTCACTGAAGATGAAGTTGAGGGCATCCGCAAGCAAGAAAAAGATAAAATGTACAAGCGCATTGAGGAAGCGGATTCCCGTGTGAAGTCCATGGAAGACCAAATGAGTCTTATCTCCGCAGAGCGTGAGGCAGCCCGTAAAGAGGCTGATGAACGTAAGTCCAAGGAATCAGAACTCCTTCGCCAACGTGAAATAGACGAACTGAGTGCCAAGGAACTTATCGCCAAGCGAGAAGACGAATTCAACCTAAAACTCCAAGAAATTGACGGGGACTACAAGCGACGCTTTGAGGAAATTGAAGCCCAGCGCCAGTCCCAAGAGGCGATCATTGAACAAGAGCGCCGTCTCCAAGAACTCAACTCCTACCGCCAGCGTCGTCTGGGCGAGGAGCAAGAGAACATCATCCCTCAACTCGTTGATCTTGTAGCGGGTAGTTCGGAAGATGAGATTGAAACATCTATTAGTGTACTTCGTGACCGAAGTAATGCTATTATTGAATCAATCCAACAAGCGACTGCGCAACAGCAAGGTCGCTTGAGGGGGGCACCAGTAACGGCGCCTCCTGTCGGGCCAATGGAAACTCAGACGGAATACCAACAGTTGAATGCGGATGATATCCGTAACATGACAATGGATCAGTATGCAAAAATGCGTGATCGGCTACTCAATGCCCGCCCTAATAGGGGCAGGTTTTAAACCACATACCCAACCTTAATCCTAGGAGGATTATAATATGGCTTTCCCAGCCCCAACAGGTGGTGCGGTAACAGGAGCAGGTCTGTCGTCAATCACGACTACTGGTTACTCCTCAGACGCAACACTTTCACCAGCAATTCAGCAAATTTGGTCCAAGGAAATCTTGTTCCAAGCAATGCCAGTCCTTCGTTTTGAACAGTTCGCTGTCAAGAAGACGGAACTGGGAGTCATGCCAGGTCTCACCGTCAACTTCATGCGTTACAACAACCTCACGGTTGATGCTGGCGGCTCGGAGTTGGTAGAAGGCGTCCGCATGGAACCATCGGCTTTGACTGCTTCGCAGATTCAAATCACCGTGAAAGAACAAGGCAAGTCGGTTGCAGTAACCGAGTTGCTCTTGAACGCATCGTTTGATGACGTTATGGCATCGTCCAGCCGCTTGCTCGGTCGTCACATGGCACAGTCCATGGACGTTCAGGCACGCAACACGCTGTACAGTGCAGGCGTTCCATTCGGTGGTGGTTCAGCAGTAGCACCAAGCGTTGTCTTCGGTCGCAAGACCAACGGCAGCACTCGTGGCTCCATTGCTCCATACGAGTACTCGGCAGCAGGCTCGGCTTCGGCTCCTGGCTACCTCTCACCAGCAACCATCAAAGACGCAGTTCAGGTCCTTGCTGGTCAAAACATCCCACGCCTCGGCGACACCTACGTGTGCTTCGTTCACCCAGCCCAGAGCCGCTCGCTCCGTGACTGGCCTGAATTCATTGAAGTCACGAAGTACGCTGCTCCTGGCAACTTCATGCTCGGTGAAATCGGTCGTATCTACGACGTAGTGTTCATTGAGACCACGCAAGTTCTTCAGGGTGGCACTGGAATCGTTGACGTAACCCCAGGTGGTTCAATCAACGACCCAACTGAGACATCATACTCAGCCATGATGATCGGAGACAACGCATTTGGTCAGGCTATTGCCTTGCCAGTTGAACTCCGTGACGGTGGCGTCATTGACTTCGGTCGTGAGCATGGTCTTGCTTGGTACGCAATCTGGGGCTTTGGCGTAATCACGCACGAATCCCGAGTGTTGATCAACACCAAGGGTGGCGCTATTGACGCTAACTTCTAATCTTTAGAAGTAAAATGCAGTAGAGTATGGGGCGGGGAAACCCGCCCCATATTCATAAGTAAACTCAAACAACTAGGAGATAATAATGGCAACCAAAAAAGCCAATGTAAGTCAATTCGCAGAAGTAGATGAAGAAACTCCTGCCGTAGAAGTACAACCCCTTGAAGTGCAAGCCGATCAAGTAAGTGGTCGTGTAAAAGGCACTTGGCTTATGTTCTGGGGTACTAACAGTTACGATTTCAAAGATGGTGTGCGCTACAACCTTCCTCGTGATCTTTACGATTACTTGAAGAAGAGTGGCAATATCTACGACACACTCTAAAGTGTCGGGCAGCGTGCGCTGTAAATAAGTATACTTAGAGCACATACTCTCTAGACCCATGAGGTAAACAATGCCTGGTTTCACCGTTCCTAATGCAACTGATTACGCAGGCGGAACCATTGCCTCTTTGGACCAGTCAGAGCCAGACTCTTTAGACTTCTCAAGCATTGGTGACCACCGTTCTGGTGTAATCAGTGGTGGAAGTATTACTACTGTAGCAAGCGCTGCTGGTAATGGTACACCTGCTTACTTAAATATCACTCTTTCCACTGTAGAAGTGCGCATTGGAACTACCTATGGAACTATCACGGGGTCTACCGTTGTTGTTGCGGCAGCGCCTGTAAATACAGATACTCGCTTTGACATTATTGTTGCTTATAACAACAGTGGTACCTTTCAATTTGATATTGTACAAGGAACCGCAAGTTCTACGAACCCAGTGTTCCCAACCCTTACAAGTAACCAAATTCCTCTGTATGCGGTGTACGTCAAAAATACGTACAACACTTCCTATACAACTTCTCTTGTTGTAGATAAACGCACATTTAACTCCTCAGCACTAAGTCGGGTTGCATCAGGAGCGCCATCTGTCGGTACAGGCAGCGTAGGTGACACTTATGTTACAACTACAACAACCGCAAACGTTGGGCAATCTCAGGTCTATATTAAGACAGGTGCGTCCACTTGGACAACACTTGCCCAGTATGTAAATACGGTTTCTACCAACACAGCCAACTCTGTTGTGTACCGTGATGCAAGTGGTAACTTTGCCGCAAATACTATAACCGCTACAGCATTTAGTGGTTCTGGTGCTTCACTTACAAATATCCCTGGATCCGCTCTTAACTCAACTTCTGTAGACACGCTCCAACTCACAGATAACTCAGTAACGATCGCCAAACTGGCTACAGGAGCGATTCGTGCAGGTTTTAACTCCACAAGAGTTACTGCCACCATCACAAGTAATAACTACAATGTGTCAACTGGCGATCTTGGTAAACTTCTTGAGTTTAATCCCACAGCAGCAAACATGACTGTTACCGTTCCAGGTACAGGGTTTACTGACGGTGACCGCATTGACCTTCTTGCAGTCAACTCTTCTGCTTACACAGTAACGATCCAAGGTGCTTCTGGAGTGACTGTAAATGCTGAGGGGAACAGAAAGACTCTAAAGGCTCAATGGGCTGGAGCCACACTTATCAACCGTGGAACCAATACGTGGGTGCTTATCGGCAACCTGATCGCCTAGGGCCATGATTCCAGGAATCGTAGAGTCCTCAAGGTGGGTCGCTTCTTTTAGCGATACTTTTAATCGTGCTGATGCTGCAAACATCGCTACGCCTAATCTTGAGTGGACAGAGATTATTGGTGATTGGCAAGTTGCTTCAAACACCGCATATACCCCTACGGCGGCTTCCTCTTATCCACTAGCAGCCCTGGATACCTTTAAAGAGAATACTTCTATCATTTCGTATATCGGCAGTGCAGGCGCTGGTTTTGGTGTTGCTTTTTGGGTAGTTGACTCAAACAACTGGTGGGCAGTAGTTAGTGATGTGGTTGTTAGTACATCAGGCGGATACTCTTATTCTTGCCCTGATGGTGGCACCCTTGATGGAACAACTTGCAATAGAACTTGTTATGAGACTTGTTATCAGACTTGTTATGAGCAGTGCTGTAAAGGTGGTACATGCCCGACAAATGCACAACATCCAGCAGGTACGTGGGCAGGATCTTGTGGTGGTGGCGGTTTTGATTTTGGATGCTATGAGCCAGGAGGTTGTAGTTGTACTGGAGCATTGGCTGGTGATGTGAATACCTGTTCATGCTACAACGACTTACTAGGACCCAAAGCCAACTTTTACATCTATGGACAATATGCTTTTGGGTGTTTCTATAATTATCCTTGGTTACCTGAATATGAATTTAATGGTCAATGCTACGGGGAGAAATATAGTGGCACTATACCCGAGGGTTGGGTAAAGGGAACAGTTACAGAAACAAAAGACTGTAACCCATACGCATGTAATGGTTACTCATGCAACCCTTATGCATGTAACTATGCTGCAACTGCAACCGCCATTACAATTACAAACTATACGCATAGTTTAAAGTTGATTAGGAAATTAGCAGGAACCGTTTCCGTTGTTGAAACTCGGTCGTTTGGGACAGAACCAACCACACCTACATACTTCACTTCAGTATCTGTAAGCACCGTAGGTAACGTCATCACCTATTCGGGTGTACGTGGTGGTGCTGAGAATGCATATACTGCTACAGCAGTGTCACCTATCAAGGGAACAAAGCACGGCATCATAATGGCACCAACAACTGGTGCACAGGGAAATAAAATAGATAGATTTGACTACAACGGATAGGAGCATAACATGGAACAACAGTTAGCAGCAGAGGAAAGACTTGCAATTTGTAAAACTTGTGATCGTTTTTTTAAACCTACAATGACATGTAAAGAATGTGGTTGCTTTATGAAAATTAAAACACACATTAAATCTCAAAAATGCCCAATAGGAAAGTGGTAACAACATGACTTATAAGATAATTAGAACAAGTCTTGGACCTTTGGTTGAAAATGAAGGGGAGTTTTACTCCTTAACAGACCATTTTGGTCTCTTTGACATCCTTGAAAAAGATGAAAACTTTGCAGTTGCAATGAAGCAACACCTTTTGGATACGTCTACAGAGATGCTTAATGAAATCAAAGAAAGTTTTGAAATGGGAGGAATCTTGCCCACTAATGGGTTGTACGCTTATTTAAACTCTTTTGGCGCATACGTACAGTTCCTTCAACAACATTGGCGTCCTTATCAACAGGCACTTGCTCAAGCAAAAGGTGCACAATGACATTAGAACGACCTATTCCTAAGCCCACGGGCACAGTTGCAGACATCACACGAATACTTGGAACCATGGCTCATAGGCATCGTGAGCAACAACCAGAGGTGAATCAACCGTCACGAGACACCATTCCTGGTGTTGGTTCAGGCGATCAGTAATTTGAAGTAAACTATAGGCATGGCTATATATTCCGCTGTAATCCTTGATGAAGTTATGACTGTAGCAAGAAAC